TATCGACATTAATTTACAAAAATCACTATTTTTAAGTAATTTTCTTTCAAAAAGTCTCATATCAGTTTTAAGAGTTCCTTTAACAAAGGAATCAATTAATTTATTTTCTACTAATGTTTTTATCAATCCAAATCTCATATCTATATTTTTTTATATAAATATCAACCTTTAAGTAGTTTATCCAATTGATTACCCATTTCTCCTAAGGATTCTTGTACTCGACTTAAATCAATAATGTCATCTTCATTCAACATACCCGAATTTTCTAAAATAATATTTAAATTTTCTTTATTTCTTTCATTGTTTTCAGGTACTGTACCACCTTCAGCGGGTGGTGGTGATGGTGATTCAGGTGGTGCCGGTGATTCTCCTCCCATATCTCCCATTCCTCCTAAATCGGACGGTGCTCCTAATCCACCTCCTGTATCAGTTGACCCTCCTTCAGTAGGCGCTCCCGCCGGCTCACCTTCTTTCTTACCATATAACTTATCTAAGTTATCGAATATACCTGTATGTGTAATAACCTCAGCAGTTTTCTTAAGTTCTTCACCCACAGCTCTTTCAATACGTTGTTGTTGTAAATCAAGTTTAATCTCATCATCAGAAAATCCAAGAATATGTTTTTTCGCCCATGACATAGATACTGCAGCAACGCCACTACCAGGGTCAGCAACCATATCTTTATACAATAGAATTTTTTCTTTCCAAACATCTATCTTCATCAAATCAGCTTGAGTTGATGGATTTGTTAAACTTAAATTAAAGTTTGATATCTCATCTTCAAAACCTAAAATGAATAAATGTATGATTGCAATTTTATTTAACTCAGAAATCATATTCTTTTGAATACGGTTAATAGTACGGGCAAAACGAATATCTTGTAATGATAAGTTCTTACCGTCACCAACAGTTTCTTCAAATCCTAAAAACGCTTTAGGAACACGAAGAGCTGTTAATAATTTCTTTTGGATATACTCAATATCGGCAATCTCTGATAGGTTTGCAGCTCCGGGTAATGTCTCAATAGGCATTGTTTGTGTTGTGTCTCTAACAGGAACAAAATAATCTTGGTCAACGGCCATCTGATTAAATCTCATATCGACATTACCCGTCTTATGGTCAACCGTTTGACTTCTCTTAAACTTGTTTGCAAATCTTTGGATATATGGTTCAACATCCGCATCATCCATATTACCAACAAATACTTTAAATACACGTCTTTCAGGTGCTCTTGATGTTCTGTAGATTAACATAGCATCTTCAGATAACAATAATTGTTTCCAAATACGACGAGCTTTTTCTAACATAGAAGTTCCGTAAGGTAATCTTCTATCATCACCCAATAATCTAAAGTGAGCAACTTCCCATGTGTTAAACTCTAAATCTTTTTGTTTCCATTTGAACTTCAAATGTTTTTTTTCAGGATTGGTGGTTGAATCTGTTGAGTGAGCTCCCATACCGGCCTCCAATCTTTCAATATCAATAATTGGTAATTGCATACATCCAATAATACCTTTTTCAGGGTCTAATTTTAGATATACAAAATTATCACCATACTTACATGTGTTTCTTGTCCACATAGGTAAATTGGTATTAATATCCAAAGCATTATTAAATAAATCACCTAAAATTGATTTAATTCTTGATGACTCAGAATAAATTTGTAACATATAACCATCCTGATTAACTGTTGTTGACTCTTCGGCATAAATGTCTAAAGCTGCTCCAATCTCAGGTGTAAATTCCATTGATTCATAATCATAGAATGATGATAATCTGGTTGGTTCATAAAAAACCGCCTGTGTATATAAATTATTTTCAACTCTACCCCATTGGTTTGCTAAATAATAAGTTTGTTGTGCTTGAAGTTTTTCTCTATCAAATTCAGACTTAGAAGTTGTTTTTAACAACTCACTTTTATCATATTTGTACGTAGGATAATCCTGACCCAATAAAGAATTAGGCCCAAATGTTTGGGATAACCGTTGCCATACCGTTAGTTTATTTTCACTCATACTAAAATATAAATACTTTTAAATTAAATTAAAGTTTATGGACATCATAACTATTAGTTTTAAACTAAATCAAATACTAAAATTTCAGATTCAGTTGTTGTTTTAATATTAATTACATCTTCATCAATAAAACTTAACCCATCACCCTCAATTAGTGATAATTCATTAATTATAACTTCACCTAAAACAATATATAAATAATACTTACGATTATTTTTAATTTCAAATGTAAAATCCTGCGTAAAAATTCCTGATAATAATTTAGCGTCCTGTTTTATTGGTAGTTTTTCAGTAATATCACAAAACTTATTTAATTTATCTTCCCTTGTAAATTGGTACCATTCGTGTATTGGTTCGGTATCAAGTACATTTGGTTGAATCCATAATTGAAGATAACGATTAGGTTTATCTGAAGCATTACCTTCAGTATGTCTTATACCTTTACCAGAACTCATTCTTTGTACCGAACCTGCCGGTATGTCTAATATTTTACCATGATTATCAGTATGTCTACAAACCCCTTTAACAACATAACCAAATATTTCCATATTCTTATGTTCGTGTTCAGGAACATGTCCACCAGGTTGTACCCTATCATCATTAATTGTTTGTAAATGACTAAAATTCATATAACGAGAATCATAATATGAAGGAAAACTAAATGTACGATAAGAATTAATCCAACTTGCCTTAGGGTTACCCCTTGTATTATGAGGTCTATGAATTATCACTTAATTAACACCACCAATGTGATGGATTTGAAATGATTGGTTTATATAAAGTAAATGTCGCCGGAAAATTAAATGTCCCAAGAGCCGCCAATGGTAAATCATACATATTTTGACCAGATGTCATCCAATCATCATTATCAGTACTAATAGGTGAAAGTTGTATATTACCATAATATGGTCCACTTGATTCGTAATAATAACCTATCATCGCCTTACCATTAGGTATTGTACTACCTGGACCCCAAGTAACATTAAAAACATATCCCGTACTGTCGGTTGATAATCCCTCAACAGTGAATAAATTAATTATTGAATCTATTAATTCTTGACTCATGTCATTATTTCCAATAATATATTCCTGTCTTCCGACACCTGACTGTCCCGGTCCTGAATCAAAACCACTTGTACCATTTGGTGTAATATCAGGTCCATTCCCGTAGCTAATAAAATCTGTGGAATTTATTGTAAATGAATTTTCAGGAATCGGTAAAGGTGTCGGTATTGGGTTTAATGATGGACCTGGACCAGTATTAGCAGTTTTAAAAATATTATTAAAACCATTACTTTTATTTCTTAAGACACCAGAATTACCCTGTCCATCGACAACCAGTCTTGAACCTGTAAATAAATTACCTGATTTTTTTCTATTTCCTGTTCCCATATAATATTATCTTCGTCCCCCGAATAACCATAAATAGTTTTCGTAATCACTTTTAGTTGCTTCTCGTTTAAAGTTTTCTTGTTGATGTGAAACTACTGGGTCCATGAATTGTTTTCTGTTAAATTCATTTGTATTAACAGTCCACGAATCAATCATCGCCTTTGTTTGATTTGTTACCTTATTCAGAGATGAAAATGATGTTTCACCAACATAAAGAGCCATGGCAACCGACATAATCAAGTCATCATGTTGTCCCTTTTGGTGGTCAGGTCGTCCATTCACATAAATAAATGTGTTCATTTCATTTAACAACCTACTTGAATTTATTCTAAATCCATGTCTTAAATATTCTTCAAATGTTGCAATAATTTGAACTCTTTTAGCATTAAAGTTAATTCCCGGTATTTTTTCTGTCGCTTTCGGGTCGTATTGCCATTTATTTGAGATATCAACTCCATCAACATATACATTCCGATACCCTAACTCTCTTAATCTTAATGATGTCGTAACTCCCATACCACCAGTGATATCCACAACAATAAACGCATTATACATATTACCCCATTTATAACATATTTCAGCCAAAGTGTCAGGAGGAAGTTTACCAACATACTCAGCAACTTGTTCTCTTGTATCAAAATCAACAATTTGGAATGTTGAGAAGTCCTCACTATCACCACGAGATACGTCAACACCCATAATATATTTTTTACCTATTTCAGGTTCTTTCCAAATCCATAGTCCACCACCCATCATCTTTGTAGGTGGTTCTTTAACCATATTT